ATAGACCATATGAGTATTTGCCAAATACAAGTGAAATTGTTGACCTTCCACAGAAAGGCTTGTTGACTATAATTAATTTCTTGATTTCTTAATTAAATATTCTTATTTGAAATGAAAAAATAGATATTAGTTATTTTTATACAGTAATTGTGTAGTAGAGTTGATACAAAAGTCGTCAAACAGTCGTCATTTTTCTCTGCAAATAGAAATAATGACAGTACAGATAACCAAAATTAGCAGGAAATATAATGAAAACTAAATAGAAAACACCAAACAAGGATGAAATAATTTCGTGAAGGTGGTAGAACAGTAGGTTCAGGTAAGGTTGCTACAATTATCGAATAATACGGTATAATGGCGAATAGCCTATAAATAAAGGGACTTAGGAGTTTTTCCTAAGTCCTTTTTCTTTCTTTTAGTGGTACTAAAATGGTACTACTTTGTTTAACTTTTCTGCTAACTCATCAGCTCTGGAAGGGTATAAATGACTATAAGTGTTAAGGGTAGTTTCAACTCGTTCATGCCCTAATCTTTCAGAGATCAGTAATGGATTAATACCCATATTAATCAATAAACTTGCATGAGAATGACGGAAATCATGTACTCTTATTTTCTTTAAGCCTGTCTGCTCACTTTTAGCCTTTAGCTCATTATAAAGAATGGCTTTGGTATATGGAAAGACACGGTCGGTTTTCTTGTAATCATATATATGTTTAATGTAATTGTTTAAATCATTAACAAGTAATTGTGGAATAGTTATTTCTCTGTTGCTCTTAGGTGAAGTAACATTGACTTTCCCACCTTTGAAATTTACAGTTTTATTAACTCTAATGATTCCATTATCCAAATCTATATCATTATATGTAAGTGCTAACAGTTCTCCGATACGCATTCCAGTAAAATACAAAGTTTGGAACATTGTATATTTGGTAATGTCTGTGACAAGAGAAATAAATTTAAGATATTCATCTTTAGTCCAAAAAGTAATTTTAGTTCTTTTTCGTTTGCCCATACTTCCGGCTAAATGACAAGGATTATCCTTAAGATTATAGAATCTAACAGCAAAATTAAGTGTAGCAACAAGTAGGTTGTTCATACGCTTAAGGTATGCGTCAGAATATCCCATTGAAATTTGATTATTTTGCCAAGCTC